AAAAATGTGGTAAAACAATTTTAAGACGTTTACCACCCAGATTTATCCAAAAACCAAGCCCATGTACCCTGCTATGTAGGTAACTTAGTTGAATTAACATGAACTAAGACGTGGACATAAACAACTAATTAACATGTTTAGTATCAAAGTAAAAGCAAGGCCAATTAAAGGAAGAAGTAAAGAAAAAGTATTTAGATGTTGCAGAGCTATGGGAATCCGAAAAAATCAATTGGACTCCTAAAATGTGGTCTCATTGTTTCGATGTTGAGGCAGAAGCTAAGAGTAACGATTCTCCGACAGTATCGGTAGTTGAAGTGATAGACTCAATGATCTTATTATTCAAGACAAAGAGACGTGTCAAGAATAGTGTTGTAGTTACGAGCAGCAATAATGCGGAAAATTATTTGTGGATGAAAAGAGCGTTTATGGAATTTACATTAAGAAAATACTCCAAGAAATTTTCTTTTTTTATTTTCACCACATAACAGAAAAGTTTCTGAGCGATTTTGTAAATTATACATTGAGACGTGCAAAGCTTAAAAATGCAAACAGCCAGGTGGTCTTCCTCATAAATTAGGTCTGCTTCGTGCCGTCTTTAGATATGCCTATAAACGTAATATGTATGGCGTTAATCTGGGGGTATTTGATTCGGTACAAGAATACATGCAGGAGAAACAGCCGGAACCAAAAACGATTTCTCCCAAATCCATTGTCCGTATAGAAAACATGAGTAGGAGAGATTTTACTCCTAAAGAATGCTTCTATATTGATTTGTTTCTCTTCAGTTATTATACCGGTGGAATGGCAAACGTGGATGTGTGTCATTTGACGAAAGATTGCATAAAAGAAAATCAGATCATTTATGAGCGCAGAAAAGTGAACAAGAAGGCTACTCCTTTTCTTACAGACAAGGCTCGTATAATCATCAATAAATACAAGGATGAAGCTTTGGGTGATTATGTATTTAGCATGAACGTGAACAAGACACTGAAGAAGGTAAGGGAGAAACTAAAAATAAAGGATGAAATCACCTGGTATTCGGCTCGTGGAACCTTTATCTCGAAAATGATAGACGAGGGATTCCATCCTATGCAAGTAGCCCAGTTTGCCGGAAACAGTCCTGACATGATTTACCGTCATTACTATAAGAATACAGATCCGAAATCAACGCTGGAGAGCTTGAACCGGATATTTTAAGAGAATAAAGAACCTGTCTTCAGTGGCAAATTAAATCTGGAGACAGGTTTGTGAAATAATTAAAATATCATTTTAAATAGTTTGTATGTTATTTATTTGTTATACATTTGTGATATAAATGATAATAATCTATGGAAGCAACAGTAAAGAAACAAACAGCCTTCAGATTTGACAGTGAGTTGTTGGATTTATTAAAGAGTGCGGCTAAACGTGAGCATAGAAGTTTGAATAATTATGTAGAGTGTCTTTTGCGAGAAGCCATGTACAGAGAACCAAATGAAGAAACCAAGATGGCTATTGAGGAAGCACGTTCGGGAAAATATGCTGGAACGATAGATATGAGTAGTTTTGATTCTTTTATGAAATCTGTGAATGATATAGAATGAAGACAATTCATTATAGTACCAAGGCAAAGAAAGATTTAAAGAAATATCGGAATAATATTCGGCTAATGGAGGCTTTGTATGAAGTTCTGAGTAGCTTGATCAAAGGAGAAGCTGTTCCGGAAAAGTATAAGCCGCATGAACTTACAGGACATTATAAAGACTGCATGGAATGTCATGTCGGAAATGATTTTCTTTTAATATGGATAGATACAAAGCAGGATGTGATAGAGGTAATCAGATTAGACAGTCATTCTGAACTTTTTAAATAAACAAAGCCGTTGGGAAGAATTGAATGTTTTCCCCTAACGGCTTTTCTTGATGAATAAGATATATCAACTAAAAAGGGATAGATATAAAATAATCACTTCAGTCTTAAAAATCAGATTATTCCGTATTTATTGAACAATAGCCTTACAACGTGTTCCATCACTTAGAATCACAATATACATACCGGGCGACAAACCTGATATTTCATTATAACCGACAGGCAGTTTTTCTGTGCGAACGATACGACCACCAAGTGCAACAACACGTATCTCGACTGGTACGGTGGTGGTAATGCAGATGCGATTCTCTATTGCACGCACACTACTTGTTTCGTTCTCTACCTGCTCAATTGAGGTAGGATCTTCTATCGGTTGGACACTGGCACGGACATATATGTTACTCCAAACCGTGCGAATGCGGAATTTTCCATTGCTTTCGGCTTCGAGTGTGTTCCATTTTCCGTTGGAACCTCGTTTATATTCCACAACCAGTGTTTCAGGATCGTAACCTTCAGCCGCTTCAGCTGTAAAAGTAAACGATCCTCCTTCTATTACGTCCATATCGGAACTGGCAAGTATCACACTGTCGTTTGCCTCGAAGTGGAGATCGTAGTAGGAAGGTACATACGGAGGATTATAGCTGAATGTAATGGTTATATTCACGTTTTCATCCGGCATAATAAATGAATTTTCAGCAATCGTTATTTCCTGTTCTGTTGTTTCGCCTTTTATGTTTAACGAATAATTATAGTTACTGTTGGGTGTCGTAATGATTGTGATCCGGCTACCTGTTCCAACTTGGTCTTCGGGTTGTAGCATATATTCACCAACTTGTAAAAAAGCAGTCCCTCCTTGATTATTGTTGAGAGTTAAATTGATTTTCTTGACAGCATTTCCTGTAATTCCGGTTTTCGTGATGATGGCTCCCGTATTTGTGGTAATGTTGTCAATCGTTCCAGTTCCATCAAAAAAGATAATTGATGCGGAGTTATTCAACTGTGAGATTTTTGCGTTATCCAAAGTCAATGATTTCCCTGTGGTGGAAGCATCGAAAGATACAATATGTCGTCCTTCTCCCGTAATTGTTCCATTAAAAGGAATCGGGGTTCCTTCGGCTAATTGATAGAACCAACTTTCGTTATATGAAACCGTAATATCCCCGGATACATTGGTTAAGTTCAACGGGAGGATTACAAATTCTGCCGTGATGGTGACTGGATATTTTGGCATGGTGAATTTGTTGTCTGTTACTGAAACTACAGTCGTTTCATCTCCGGTTTTGTAAACCTTCAATGTGCTTTCTTTAATTTGATAACCCGGATTAGGAGCTATGGTAAGAGATACTTCCTCACCTGCTTTTGCCTCTTTTGCTGGTGTGGTCTCAATGGTTCCGTTTTCGGCCAAGACAGTAATAGCGAAAGGAACATACTTCGTCAATTGAATTTGTTGATTCTGCTCGAAAGTATTAGCGATAGATTTTAGGTTCAAATATCCATCATCGGTTATTTCCCAAGCATCCTCATTGGGCTTTTCGCCTTTCCAGGGATCACCGTCCTTTTTAGATACATCATTGAAATTTGGAGAAATAGGATTCCCATTGAATAAAAGCGACATATCAGAACTCATATAATTATTATTATTTGTTCCTTCATTATTATGAATACTGTGTGGAATCACATACTCATTGAAATCATTATAAGAACTGATTTTTTCCATTAAAGCCAAACAAGAAGATACCTGACATTCATTATATTGGCTATTGATACCATAAGCAGAAGTTTTATTTTGATTGTTATTTTGGGCTGAACCCAGTTGGATGTTCCCTAACGCATAACAGTTTTGGATAGTAGTGTATTGTGTGCATGATATTCCGGCGGCATCACATTGTTTCCAGTTGCCTCCGGTTATTGTAATATCCACATTCGTATAACAGTTGGAAATAGTACATCGTGTATTAGTGTTGTTAGCATCGCTTTTTCCGATCAATCCTCCGGCATTACCGTCTTTTTGGATTTGAATACTACCTGTCACAAAGCAATTATCAATAATAGGAAAAGATGTCTCTGTTTCTGGGGTTTCTGTACAACCAGCTATTAAGCCTGCGCTTAAATTTTCATTGCTTTTATTTGCTACAATATTACAATTCTGAAGTCCTAAATTTTTAATTTGCGCTCCAAATCCAATTTTGGCAAATAAACCGCAGTGCCAGTTAGTGGTTTCGTTATCAACAGGCGTAATAGACAAATTAGAAATTACTTTTCCGTTTCCGTCCAATATCCCGGCGAAAGGGGCACCAAAATAGGAGTTCTCTCCTCCGATAGGATTGAATGTTTTGTTATCCATATCAATGTCTTCCGTCAGTTTGTAATGGACTCCTTTGTCCAGGTAATTATTGTTTAAATACTTAGCCATTGTTTGGAAATCGCTGATTGATGAAATTAGGTAAGGACTGTCTTTCGTACCCTCACCGGTCAGGTAAGTATGATCGCTGTAGTGGAAAGTCGTTCCAAAGTTTTCGCTGTCTGTTTTTTTCAAGCCGAATGTTTTTTCATTGCTGTTCCATTCTTTCCAATCGATGCTTTGTGGCAAGATTGCACCTTCTATCCCGCCGGGATTAGAAGCTGGGATACAGTCGATATTAGGACTGGCATAGTTATCGTTATTGCCGATATTGGTTGCTTTATTCACACCAATGATACGGTTTCCTCTTGGATCTTTAGTATATTGACTGGTAGAGCTTTCGATCTGAGGGTTCAATGCGATGCAATGATCAACAGTTCCTTCGTTTAGCCCGACGATGCCACCTATCCCTGCTTCATTCACAGCCGTATTTTTGAGAGATACGCTTGAATAACAATTATTGACTGTTCCGGTCGGAGCATTATATCCGACAATACCTCCCAATCCGGATGTCAGCGGAGATGAGTGGTCGATTTGTTGGCTGATCGCTCCCTCTGAGAAACATTTTTCTATAATCCCACTGTTTTTCAAAGCGATGGTTCCTCCTTGTATTCCGCTTTGGATATTAGTTGTATTTTTATCAATCTTTACACCCAAATTTTTCACAATGCCATGCTCTCCAATTTGATAAAACAAAGCTGTATTTGTTGAGGTATTATTTTGAATGTTTAGGGTGATTTGATTGTAGTTACCGTCTAATGTCCCGGTAAACGCAAGAAGTGAACTACCGATGTAGCTCCACTGAGTGGTGATTTCAATGTCATTAACCAATTTATAGTGGACATCCATATCATCTTTGATTTCTTTGAGTTGGTCAGCTGTTGAAATCAGATAAGGAGATTCAGGGGTTCCTTGACCCTGCCCATTAAAAGCTAAAACCTTGCCGATTGACAATATTGTCAGTATAAAGCAAATTCGTAAAATTTGCTTTATGGAAATTTCTATCATATTAATTAAAAATTGAATGTTAATAATTGAACAAATATAGGACTATATAAGATAAATATTTATTAATAATCATGCATATTGGCTTTATTTAACTTTTGCTTTTTGAGTTTGCCAATTATGGTAAATATTTTCCTGTAAATTTACACCTGTTTAACACAAACGGGCCAATCGTGATTGTGTGACAAGAACTGAATGCCAATAGTATCTTGGCGATTCGGTTGTCGTAATAAAGTCTTTTCATATCTGCCAGGGGTTTTTGTATGGATCATAAGATGTCTGGAATGTCGCCATCTGCCAGTCTGTAACCGGCTTGTTGTCTTCTGCTATTTTTCGTGGAATCTGAGGGTTGATTCTCAGCTTAGAAGCATCATTAAGCCACTTCATGGAATCCTCATAATCTCTCATTCTAACAACACTGACGTTATTGGGAGCAATCAGTTTGGTAAGCTCGTACACAGCCAACCGAATCATGTGCTTTTTGAGATTGTAGTTTCTGGGATCGTGTAGTGCAAGATTTTCCCCGATAACCGGACTGTCACTGTTCACGTCTATTTCAGGGTAATACACTTGGCCATCATATACAACGTACTCATGTGATGAAAGTTCGTATTCGTTGTACTGAGGATCATAATCGGCAATAGCACCCCAATTTTCCGATTCCAAAGGGTTTTTATTATTGTCGAACCCCTCCAGTGACATCAAAGTATAATAGGAACCGTCAAACTTTACGACATTCCAAAGCTCGTACTCAATCGGATTCCAGTCTGTATATTCAGCAAGTTTCCATCCGTTTACCATCGGGATTCGTATATCCCCAAATCTCCATCCGTTTTCAACAAGACAGATATAAGGCGTATCGTTATATAAGACAATATCACCTTTGTAATAGGTTTTGAACTGGCTGTATCGTTGAAATTCCCGTATCTCGCCTTTCTCATCCACAAACTCTTCCCAGTATTCCACGGAAGAAGGAGCCTTGTATCCGCTGATCGATCTTATTATCTCGTGGATTTTACCATCAAAATAAATATGTGCTCCGATCGGATAAGTTACCTTTCGGTCGTATTCAGCGATATACTTCCCTTTATTTAGTTCTTTAGTTCTCGCTCAGATACTCTATGACACTCATTTCTGCGGCTTCCTCGGCTTGAATGAATGTTTCCGGTTCGTTTCTCGTTATCTGGGAAAGGCTGTCTTGCGTGATGATTCCCAGATAATCGCTATTGTTTAAAAATCGTCTGTACATAGATTAATGGTTCGTTAATAGTTAAATCCTTCGTTAATGGTAGCTGTGGAAAGGATGGTCATAGAACCGTCCCCTCTTTTGTATTTCGTCCAGCTATCCCTTAAATAATAGCATAGCAGGTAATCAAGGCAGTCGGACAAGTGGCCGTATTTTTCGTATTTTACGCCTGTTTTAGCGTCTGTAACCTTTGCCTTGCACTTTGTACCATCCTCGTTCTTTAACTGGTAAATAAGGTATTCTGTGAGCTTCCTGCAACGTAAATCAATCATCAGTTTCCATCCGTCAAATCCCTCGAACACCTCATTGACAAATTCACATCGGGTAACTTGTGGAGGCTGCTTTTTTAAGAGCTTGATCTTAGGTTTCAATACGCCCTTGCCCAGTGTTTCCGTGATGATGGTGTAGTTGTTTGTCCCATCTTCATTTGTGGTTGAACGCTGTAATCCGGCAGGGTCTCCTGTCACGTCCACCCCTCCGATATGTTTTTCCCTATACAATTTCTGTTGTATCTTCCTTGCCAGAGCCGGAGTATTGTTTTCCTTCTTTTCCGGCAATCCCAATATTTCCTCTATGACATATATCTCTTTTTTGTCATAGTTTATCTGAGCCAACAAAGTAGACATTCTGGGTGCAACATTGAAGTCCTAGATGGTAATGATAGGTTTGGTCGGATCGTAGACCTTTTCCTTCAGGTTCGTTATAAGATGTCTGGAACCGTCAAAATTGTGGTAAACGGCCATATCGTTGGCTTCCACGAAATCCCAGTTACCATATAACAAACGCTCCTTTGTGGCTTGGTCACGAATCTTGTTCAATGCCGCCTCGTAAGTCTGCCGGAAAGCGATGTCCGGGTTGTCGAATACGGAGAACGGTATATAAGCCTCTCCCTCCCGGCATTCCACCTTGTCTCCGTTTTCATCCTGTACGAACCGGGAACGTACCCAGTTTGTAGTCGGGTTGGTGCTCATAAACATTCTGGATGTCTTGAATGTCTCGTGTATTCTCCAACGAAGACGGGAAAAAAGCACTTCAACCGCCTTTTCCGAAATCTCCGACACCTCGTCGATCATGGCAATCGTATGTTCGGAAGAACCGAATCGCTCGAAGTTCGGGTCAGAAGGCAGATCGACCATTTCCTTCATGATAATGACAGAGTCGTTCCAAAAGGTAAGCGTACCTTCCAGATTATTGATTCTGTAGTTCACTTCTTCTTTTAATCCCCAGTTTTTTAGAACCGTCTTGATCGTATTCCAAGTAGATTCCTTCAAAGACTTGATTGTCTTACGTGCCACGACCGCACGGATGTTCTCAAATCTCATGCAGGAAATAATGAGCCAACAGGCTCCCAAAAACAATTTTCCACCACCTGCTGCTCCACCACCTAATATCATTTGTGGCAGATTTGTGTTTCCACATGACTCACAAACAGGCTTGTATTGTGGATTCTTTTTTACATCGTATCCGATGAGTTTCTGTGTTATGTGACCGCCACATTTGGGGCAATAATCCGGTTGAAGCAATTTCCATAGTTCATATTGCCTTTCTGACGGTCTGAAGTCAATTTTAATGTTCTGGGGTGGTCTCAGTTTTGCATAAATTCCCATGTTTAGATATTTGCAGCGGCAATCGTAATGACAGAAACCGCCATGATTATAAGTATGTTGTTTAGAATTATCTTTCTCATAGTCTGGTCTTATATGGAAACAGCACCCAACTTTTTAGGGCTGGATGCTGTTTCGGAAGTGTTCTTATGAAACATGAATTTTAATTTCTCGCTCTTTCTTTAAAATCTCATTCAAGGCATCCGAAGTGGCTCTTGATTCCAGCACCTTGCCTTTTACCTTGTTTTTCCCAACAAGAATGCACCCTGCGCTATCGGTAGCGGTGTTTCCGGGATGTATTAGGATTCCAATAAAATGCGGCACATCATGCAGTCTTGGTAAGACACGTTTGAATCTGAGTGAGTATTCCATCGTAACCTTGTATTCTCCTGATGGGATAGCGGTCTTTGAATAAACCTTTTCCGGGCATTCGCAATTCAATCCTTTAGGCGTGTTCGGACAGTATGCCGGAAGTTCTCTCACCTTGTCTTCCAGAGTATCGCAGAAATATTTTCCGTCAATGTATAAACGCCCGATTGTATAAGTCGCTCCTTTGAAAATTCTTTTCAGTTGCAGTAACATTTTGGTTTCGGTTTAAAAATGAACAATATGTGATTTTGTTTTTAATTAAGAATAGCGATGTCTGGCAGGGTATGTTTTATGAATGTTATACGAATAACTTATATTTACCGTATATGCTTTGTTAAATATAAATATTGCGCATTGTGGATATTTTCTACATTTATATCCACACATACACAATATTTTTTTTAGTTTTCTGTTTTGTATAGTGCTGTTAATCATGTATGTATGGCTATTGTTTGAAATTTGGCATGTATATTGTATTAAAATGGTAAAGATTGTTTAGAAGTAATTTTAGGTAGAAGAACATAGACATCATTTTTCAAACATCGTGTAAATATTGCTTTATAACATTACTTGGAAATAGTAGAGTATTTGTTTATTCATAATGCGAAAAGGAATTGCTTGTGAAAGCGATTCCTTTTATTAGTTTTGGGTTTTGCATGTTGCTGGGGGCATTGAAAATATGCCAAATCCATATATTGTTGGTTCAAAAGCAAATCAAGAGGAAAGTTTTGTTGTTTGATTTATCAGATAATAATTGATATTAGTTGTAGATACTAATTGAAAAGTGTGCCACCATAGGATAAGTATAATGACCTTTGTATCATCCAAATACAAAGGTAAAATGAAGACTATGGTAGAAAGACAATCAATAATACACATGTATAGAGTATGCGGTTATAGCAAGCGGCGTATTTCTCGTGAACTTCATGTTAGCCGTCATACCGTTGACAATATTCTTTCAGAATACGAATCGGCCATCCGTACTGATAATCCGGAAGAGGCTTTGAGTGATTTGCTTACCGTCCAGCCCAAGTATGACAGTTCCAAACGCCGCCCTCGCCGCCTTACACAAGAGATTAAGGACGAGATAGGGGTTTGCCTGAAGAATGCCGTTAAGGTAGCTACGGGGCTTCGCAAGCAGTGCATGCTGAAGAAGGATATCCACCAGTTTCTGTTA